TTACAATTATATAGTATTAAATACAATCATTACATTACACTAACATAATAACAATTATGTTTTGTTATTATCTTTACTAACAAACAATTAACGACATTTAACATACAATTTTATTAACTGATTAATACTATATGATTACAATAATATAGTAACAACATATTATTGTTTAATTATAAATATCAATATGTTGTTGGTGATTTTTCCTCTTTTTCTCATTAACGGCGCATATGTCTTTACGCACCCTCAATCCCTTTTAACATATACCATTGAAGGGTGTGTTTTTATGGCTTCGCATATCAAAGTCCCTATTGTTATAGTAAAAATTTCACTTTCCTTTCTCCCTATATATTTTTTCCATAAAACTCTCAAAAATGAGATACATATGCGAAATAAAAGCTGCAATACGGCTAGAAATAAGGTGTTCAAGGGTAAAAAGGACATATGCGAAGATATGCGCCGCCAATTTTAACAAAAAACAATGGTTAAAAGGGCAACCCGCAAATAAAACTCCCTCCTAAACAACTAAAACACCTTAATTTCTCATTTAAACCTAGTTTTTAGCAACAATTTCCACCCTCAAGCTACCCTACTATATTAAATAACTAATTACTTCTATAATCCTCCTTAAAACACGTTATTCTTAAACTGTAACCTTAACAACACACAATAACTATTTATAATAAAAAATAATTTTTAGCTATTGACATGTTGTTAACATTACTATAAATTGAGAATCACAAGACAACTGCGAATTGAAACAAAATAACAATACTTTAGGAGGACTGACCATGAGTAAGAATTATTTCAGATTACCTATAACTACAGCATCAAGTGGAATACATATTGAGCCTTTTTATTCAGGGCTTAGTTTGACACCTTTTAATATTGAGGAAAATCTGCACAACAAAATTGACGTTGAGTTTAGCGAGATCAGCATTATAGATGAGTTCAAGAATTATCTGGATGAGCCAGAAGAGTTTGATTTTACCAATAAGGACTGGGTAGCTGACTTAACCCGTGAGCAGGAGGATTGGTACTATGAGGCTATACATAATCTTGAAGAGTCTGCCTTTATGCTAAACAGCGTATTGTTACCAAGAATCTATGATGAGGAAGCAGCTAACAAATGTCATCTAATCCCTTTCAAGCTTATTACTGAGGATGCTGACTACGAGTGTGTATCTCTTGGTGGCTGTGGTATGGACATGACATATAAGCTTGAGGCTTACCAGTTGCTAGCCGATGGTACTTACGACCCACGTTCAAATTTTGCTGAAAAAGGTATCTCTTACTTTGAATATTACTATGGTAAGAATAGCGATGTGGTTAAGGAAATAAACAACCTTATTAAATTATCTATTAAGTATGAGAAGAAAAGGGCTTAACAATAATTAATATATGGGGATTAGTATTATGAGAATAGAATCCAATTATGGTTATTCATTGGAAATTTACGATAAGGGTAACTATGGAACTGTAAAACGCAAATTCTTTGTAGACATGATAGATTTAATAACTTTTACAATTAAAAGTGAAAGAAAGAATAATACAAGTATTATCGATATATGCGATGAGACTCGTAATACAACCCGCTATAAAGGTTGTATTGCAGTTTTTAACAAAAAAGTTAATGAAGTATTAATACAAGGTAATTACACAATTTTGGAGGACTAACAAAATGACAACAGAAAACATTAAAAACAAGGTTTGGGAAAAAGAGGATAACACATACCGCTTTATTGATGAAGAAACTAATTATGGTTGCTACATCTATCGTCATCCAAGAATGGGACATTTATGCGGCTATGTTGATATTCCGGAAAACCACCCGTTGTTTGGTATAGATTACCGAAACAATATTTTTGACATGGTAATCGGTAATCTCGAAGTACACGGCAGTATAAGTTTTACTGGCAGGCTTACAAACTATTACAATAATAAGGAGCTACCAAGATATCTTGATGAGTTACATGATTGGCTAATAGGTTTTGATTGTAACCATGTAAACGATTATGCGCCGTTTAGATCTTATGATGAAAGTATGCTTATAGATTTTGATCGGGAGTACAGGACAGCTGATTACGTAGCTGCCGAATGTAAAAAGCTGGCTAAGCAGCTTAAAAAGCTTGAAGACTTTGATGTTAGGGATTTATGTAGTTATTGTAAAGTATTATGAAATATATGAGAGTAACGTGCATTGAATGTGGAAAAGCAGCAGAAGAAATGCGACAGCTTGAAGATGAAATCTATATCTGCGAGTGGTGTCACATTAAGGTAACCAATGACATAATAAAAATACTAAATGAAGAGCAAGAGAAATTTAAGTGAGGACTAATATTATGAAGAAAAGAATATATAAAAAGTATTTAACGATGAATCCTTTGTATGCATCAGAGTTATATAATACTGGTAAAATATCATATGAAAAATACCAGATGGCGTACTTTTCTAAGTGTTTTAATTTACTTTCTAGTAGCGGTAAAAATGTGGAAGAAACATTAAGAGAAATAATTTATGGGTAACATGACAGAAGATAACGACAATAAACTATTATATCTATCCTGCGAGCAATGCGACCTCAGTTACTTACCTGCTGAGATGGTAGAGCTTGACGATGATAAAATGGTCTATCGTTGTATCTGTGGTTATGAGAATATGTTGTATTATTTTAGGAGGTAATAAAATGAAGATAGTCGAAGCAATGGAAGAAGTTAATGATGGTAATGTGACAACTCGCATTAGTTGGTTCCCCAATATGGTCGTTATGTCTTCTTCAGAGACCGGAAAAATATTTGTATATAATACATGCACCAATGAGGAGATAGACTATCTTTTTACCGCAAACGATGTACAAGCAGATGATTGGATAATAAAGCAGTTTAGAAGACCATTAACTTTTATCGAAGCATTTAAGGAAATTAAAAATGATAAGAAAGTAAGAAGAAAAGTTTGGGAAGATGGTACTTATATAGATGGGAATACTAGATTATACAGTTTAATCCCGTCTGAGTTCCTGTGTAATGATTGGGAGGTAGTAGAATGAATATAATCGAAGCAATAAATCAAACAAGGCAAGGAAAAATTATAGTTAATAAACAAGGTTATAAAATATATTTATCGCCAGTTATAGGTACTTTACATCTTTATGAAAATAAATGTAAAGATAATGGTCCGAGATATTGTTTTACATATGACGATTTTATGGCAACAGATTGGGAGGTTATTGATCAATGAGAATGCCGTCTGGTTACCATGAACTTGAGCACATACTGGAACATCTGCCAAGTGATATAGAACAGTATCTTTTAAATAACAAAATAAGACGACTTGGCATTAAATATAAAATTATAAAAAGAATGATTTACAGGAATAGGCATATGAAACAAGGAGGATAATAAAATGAACAATTTACAAGAACAACAAGTGGATAGTGCACGAAAAAAGCATAAAGAATTACAGAATTTTCTGGATTCAGTTAATACTACTGACGATTTTATGATACTAGATGAAATGTACGATATATTAAAAAATAATAATCGAAGATGGTCATGGTGAAATGAAAAACACAATATTATTAAGCTTGCTTGTATTAATCCCTTTTACAGCTTTTGCTAGCACTTATTATGAGCTGATGGAACTTAGGGATAGAATGGAAAACATCAAAGACCATGTTTATTACGGCGAGATTGAAGAGATAGAGGACGAAGTGGATATGGCAATTGATATGATAGAGAATATAAATGTTTGAACTCAAAATAGCTGGGATAACAATAATCATCTTATTACTTGTTATGGTTACCAGTTTTGTTTTCAAACTATGGTTTGATAGGGACAAATAAAATGCTAGGTTTTTTGCTTATAATACTGGTAATAGTAATTATCAGTTATTTTACACCAGATTAATAAAAAGAGGTTAATAAAATGTTAATGTTTATAATTATAGTAATAATAGTTGCTATTTATGGTTGATTTAAAACAATATAGGGAGGACTAAATGAGTAAATTAGAAGAATATATTAATAAAATACTGGACGCTAATAGCCATATTATATTGGATAAAGCCATTGATGATATTGTAAATATCTGTTGCGGTAGAATGCTTGCAACTAAAGATATTAGTGACCATGAGCACGAATGGTTATGTTTCAATAATCTGCTTGAATTAATAAGAAATAGAGCAATGGAGAGATTAGAAAAGGAGGATTATTTTAAATAATATGTTTTGGATTGCATATAGGGATGAAGTAAGGGAAGAATATCCTATACTTGAAACGTTAACGGAAGAATCGGCGGATTATTTATTAAAACATAAGGTAAGGATTTTACCTTACGAGCTTAAAGTAGCAATGGATAGATTAAGAGATGCTGAGAAGAGAAGCCAGAGCGCTATCAGACGTATGACCCATATGTTAAGGCCGGGATTGCTTGCGTTATTGAACACAGAAAATAAAAAGGAATATATGGGGGATTAAATGACAATAAGTAAAGAAAGAGCAGAAGAGTTAAAAAATAAATTATTTGAGCGCCTGTGTAATGATTTAGAAAAATTACGGCATGCAATCATAGAGGATGCTGAAAAAGAAGAACCTTTAGATTATTTATTTAAGTATATTTCTTTTTTAAAAAAAGATTTAAGAGCTTGTAGAGGTTATAGTAGTAGTGATAGTTACGTACATATAGATTTTCCTTTAAGTGTAAAAGAGTTTACAGAAGAAGAATTAAAATATTTAAAATTCTATGAAAACAATGTTTTTTATGTTGATTTTACACAGGAGGACTAAATGCGAAAAAAATATATTTTATTTTTTAATGATCTAACACAGATAGCAATCTTAGTAGATGATAAAAACAACTTTAGTTTAAAAAGTTTGGAACAGATAATTAATGATGATACAACTAAGTATAAACCTGTAACAAAAGAACATAGATATACTTTATATTGCCAGTTCATTAAAGATAATCCTGATTCTAGTTTAATTGTTGATGAAACTGGTTCTATATATAAAAGATTATATGATCTTAGTAGCGAAGTTGACCCTATTATATTTCAAAGATTATTATCGTTAAAATTGAGGACTAAATGAACATAATAACAAGATTTATAGAAAAATTACTTTACTATAATAAAAAAACAATTATAAGTATACAAGGCAAACCTAATTCAACAATTGTAGCCTATAATCTAACTACAATTGAGCAGATGATTTTAGCTACAGCAACATTAAGTGTACTAATTAATGAGAACAGCAAGCGTAATAACTTAAGTTATAAGGATAAAGCGGAGCTTGTAACTAATGTTATTGAAATGATATGCGAGACTACAGGGGTTGAAATTAAGATAACTATTCAGGAGGACTAAATGACTGAAAAACCATGTATCATACTGGAACTAAATAAAAATAGTGAAGAAGATACATTTACTATGATTTACAAAGATTTGGATTGTAAGGAATCATTTAACTTACTTGCAAATGGAGTATTGAGTTTTATTAATAGTTCAACGCAAGGAGGGTATGAAAACATGCGTAATGATTTAAAACGGGCTTTTGTAAAAATAATACTTGATACTGATTTAACAAAAGAGGAGTAAATGAAACAATATAGTAAAACAATGACGTTAACACACATTAACGGCGATTTGGATATATCAGCAACTGATGACTTAGGTCCTGATGATGTTTTTAATATGTTGGCACATGCTTTAGGAAGCTTTATACATGTCAATTTTAAAGATGATAAAGAAGGTAGAAAAAAGGCAATAGATGACCTAATGGTAATATTGGATAACTCTTATAAAATACCAAAATTTATTAAACAGGATAATATTACATTAAACTAATAAAGGAGGACTAAAAACTATGGCGAGAAATAACGACTTTATAACAGCTGTTGATCGGCACGTAGGGCGAAAAATACATGACTTTAGAATAGCCACTGGTATGTCAAGGGAAGATTTAGCTAAAACCATTGGTATAACACACCAGCAATTATCCAAGTATGAGCATGGAACAAATAGGATATCTATCGGCCGTCTAATCATGATAGCAAAAGAACTGGGAGAGCCTATTACATCTTTTTGTTCTGATATAGATTTGAAAGATAAAAGACCATTGCCTAAAGAACGTATAACGATAGAAATGGCAAACTACTTTATGAACATAAAGAACAGTAAGGTAAAGGAAGCTATTAACAATTTAATTAAAGTAGTAAGTAAATAATCAACAAAAAGGAGGACTAAAACCATGAAAAGGACTGAGATACTTTGCAGGCAACTAATTGAATCAGTAGAGAAAAACGATTTTGAAAGTGTAAAGAGATTAACTGAAGAACTAAAAGAAAACGTAAATACAGTTATCCCGTATAAGAATAAAGCTGAAAGGGATGCGCTAACTCATGCAGCTCATCATGGTAATATAACCATTGCGAAACACATAGTTAATAATTACGGAAACGTTAATATATTTTATAACAATGATAAATGGAATGCTGTAACGGAAGCTATATCTCATCGAAACGCACCGATGATAGAATTGTTTTTAAAGCACGCAACACCTACGACTAAACAGAAAGCTCTTGATTATGCTAGAGAAGAGGAACAACCAGATGAAGCTATGATAAGTCTGATAGCCGAATCAATGGTGAAAGATTTAGCACCTCTTTTTGATCTTATTATGGGGCTTAACAGTTCAGTTGATGTAGTTGGTGATAGTATTGAGTATTAGGATAAATTAAGGAGTAATTAAAATGAGTGAGATTGAGTTATTATTAATAGTACAAGGTGGTGTTTTATTACTTGGGTTAATAGGTTTAATATTTTATGGATGGTATCAATTAAAGGATTAGGAAATGAATATATTTGAGGCGTATTGCGCAGCTAAACACACATATAAAGGTACAGGGTATGATGATATATTCGTTTTAAAAAGAACTGAAAATTACGAAAATTTACCAGGTATAAAAGATGTTGTTTTTACACGAGATGATAATAGTTATGAATTAGAATTGGTAAAAATTGATCCTACAATCACAATAGAAGATTTACTAGCTACTGATTGGCAAGCGTATGTTGGTATAACGTGTAAAGATGAAGAAAATGAATATAGATATCAAAGGTGTGTTTAAATGAACAATAAGCAATTATTAAAAGATATTGAACAATTGATGTCTAAAAACGGCGTCAAGAATCTGTCAATCATAACTGAAAAGGGATTTTTAACCAAACATTATGATCTGAATATGATTAGTTCATTGATGTTAGCAGTCAATATTATTGCGGATAAAATGGTAAAAAGTAATGAATTAAGCTGTGATCAGATGGACATCATATTAAATGATTATGTGAAAATCATTATAGGTAATTTAAAAAAGAATGTTAGAAATGAGTTCAATTGATAAGGAAGAAAAGGAAATGGAATTTTCAAGCAAAGAAGCCCGTAGGTTTAATATATGGCAAAATAAAGTAATGAAAAATGAGCCTTTAAATTTTGGGCAACATATAGCTGAATTTTACAGCAAGCTGAAAATAAATTTTAATGATAAAGAAACAGAGGATTAAAAATATGGGAGGACTAATTGAATATAGAATATGCAATAGAACTAGCTAAAGATGGTGCTAGGTTTACTCATCCAAATATGCAGGGTAAGATATTTATCTATTATCGTTGCTTACATGATGAATTTTTAATAAATGAAGATTTTGAAGAAACAGATAAAGTAATATTCATCAATCAGGATCATAATATCGATCAAGCAGGAAGTAATGATTGGTGGGAAGAAGTAGAAGAACCTTATAAAAACAGAAAAGATATAAATATTTTAACTAATATTATATTAAATCATATAAATGATGCAGTTGAAGGTTTAACAGATCATGAGAAATATACAAAAAGAGAAGAAATTATATTTGAAATCAGTAATAAATTAAGAAGTACTAATTAGCAAAACAAAAAGGAGGACTAAAATGATAACAACAATATTCTTGATAACGCTTGCTGTTATTGCAATCGTTAAAGTAAATAAAGACACTGTAAAAAGCAAAGGAACAATACTTATACTTTTATGTAGTATATGTATTGCTCAATTCTTTGACCATACTGTTTATGAAGCAAAGATAGATGGTTTAAGAGAAAGAATTATGCAGCTTGAGGGTGCTAAATAATGAGTAATGATGATAATTCAGGGGCTATTTTAGCCTCAATAATAATGTTTACTGTGGGATTTTTTCTAGGTTTAGCAGTTATGTATCCAAGGTATGGATTATCGGATGAAGTGGAAAATAAATTAAGAAAAGATGCTAAAGTAAATTATAGACCTGAGGAAAAACATATTGGTTATATTATAAGTAATTATTACAATGAGGTAAAAACTGATGGAAGTAATAATTAAATTTATATTCTTTAATTTAAGGAGGACTAAAAACAATGAAAGCACGGAAACTTGAAGTAGATGGATTCGAATATGATGGGATATGTAGCAAGTGTGATACCTATTTGCTTGATCCTGTAATAATAAAGATAGGTAGCGGTTTATATGAAAGTAGTTTATGTAAAACTTGCATGAAAGAGAATCAACTTAAAGTAAATCGGAGTTAGACCCGAATAAAGTTTATAATTTAGGAGGAGGAATGAAAAAACAGCAACCAAGATTACAACAAAGCTATGGCGAGCCTAAAAGGTTCGTAACTGTAAAATTACCAATTAAGATTATCGAGGCACTTGATAAAGTTGCAGCTTACGATAATGTTACACGTAGTTATCTGATAAGTAATATACTTGATAACTATGTTAAATTAGATGATATACAGAATTGTTTAAAAAGAATTGAAAAACCATATAGATATTAACAATAAAAAAGGAGGACTAAATGGGCGGCGGTACACCAAGAAAATCATACACTAAAATCAAGAATTTTACTGAAAAGGATCAGGTAAGGATTAAATATTCTCACATAGGGAAAGATAAGAAACTTATGCTTTCAGTCTATATTGGCGAGGATGTTTATAATGAACTTACCAATGGTCAGACCTTTAAAAGATTAAAGGTAGAATATATCCCGAATGACATGGTAATTATAACACCTACCGATAATGAAAAAGAAGGGATAGTACATAGATATAACGGGAAAGGTCTATTTAAAACAACCTGTGTAAGACTTAGCCTATCAAGTTATAAAAATCTTAAAATTCGCAAAAAAGATTTTAACAATAGGGTAGTCGAATACAACATATGGTTTGATACAGCACGCATTTATGGTTGTAATAAATTAAATGTTGATTTAATAGGTTCTAAAAACCCAAGATTTGTTAATAAAATTGATATAAATGATATAGTTCCACAAGATTATGTTTCTAACTCAAAAATAAAACCTTTAGAAAGTATTGCACCTATTCATTATCCATATAATTGTGATAGCCGTATTTTGGATTATAGTATGGGTGAAGGTTGTGTTACACATGATTGTTTAAACGATGTTCGTGATACCATTGAGAATAGGTTACTTGATATGGAAGAACGATTTGAGAAAAGAATCGGGATTTTAGAAAATTTACTGAACGAATTTATGGATCAACCGTTGCGACCATTAAAACCTAGTAAAGAAAATAATTTAGATATTGATACTTTTAAACAGTTAATTGGTAAAACAAGTGATGAAATGAAAATTAGATTTTCTAATGTAGAAAAAGCAATAGAAGAACTTGATATTAAGAACAGCGATATAAAAAGTAAATTAACAATAATTCTAAGTTTGATTTCAAATAAAAAATCACACGAAGATAAAAGCTTGTTTGAAAGAATATTCGGAAAGGATTAATAACATGTTAAAAGTTAAAGAAATTCTGCACTCTCAATTTAGATATGTTTTTCCTGATTTAGTTAAGAAAGATATTTTAACAATTGATGAAGCTAAATGGCATGATGGGTCTGATCCTGACAATTACTACCATTTAAGCAAATGTTATCAAGGTATTATTCATAATATCCCAGCTGAAGTTACTGTGGAAAATCTTGATCTTGTAAAACCTCAATTAAATATGATTTATAATTCTATTTATAGGCAAATAGATAAGGATAGCAAATACTATGATAGTTTTAATTTCATAGTAGTAAGACATGATTTTGAAACGGATATTTTTACAGATTTTGCAACTGAAACAAAACATCTTACAATAAGGCTTAGACTTCAATTTGTAGATGTAGTCGGCGCACCTAATTACATATGTAAGGTGCTATACCAACCGCAAACTGAGGATTAAATCATGACTAAAGACAACGAAATAATTTTTGAAGGTAAATTTTATAAGTATAAATCCAATGAAGAAGTTAACCCGAATGACATTTTAATTTGGTTAAGAAACATTAAAGCTATTAATGAGTACAAACAGTCAATCTCGGATGGTTTTATCTCAATTATAGATAATCCATATTTAAAGGAATTATTAGGCAGTTTTATTTATGAACAGACTATAAAGTTTACTGCCGATCTTGATTTTAAAAATAGTAAAATAATGTTTAAAGATGTTAAAATTATATAGTTATAATAAGTTAAAAATCATTAATTAATAGTTAACAGCTATAATTTATCACAATAATTTATTTACAATTATTGTAAGTTAGTGTATATTACGCTTTTTTACAATAATTGTAGTTAATTATGTCCCAAACAACACCGATACAAATAGACGCAGACGATAAGTTGCTTCAACTTCTAGATAGTGATGCAGCTAGTAATTTCCGTACTCGTAAAGCTCAAGTAATGTATATCGTTACTTCATTTTATAAAGAAAAACTTAAAAACATAAACGGCGAGTAAAAATGTTTAACTTCGCTATAACAATGATGATTTGTATTATCATTGTACAAATAGGTTATATCTTTTTGTTACATGTAAGACTTGAAGATACTAATAAAGAACTGGATAAACTGAAGTCTGACAGGTTCAGATGGTTAAACGAAACAAGGTTAAAGGAGGTAAAACAGGATGGAGGACAAAAAGGAAATAGTTAGACTAAGGTTATTTGCTCTTGTTGTTATTTTATTATATGGATTCGGTAGTTACGTCATATATAAAAGTAATCCTGATATGAATAGCCTATATAAAGCAGTTGTGCTTAAACACTAAACAATCATTAAAATAATCCAATACCAATGCGGGACTACTCAATAAGCTTTTTTGATAATGTTACAAGTAAAGTCCCAAAAGAAAGGAAATTAACTTTTGAAGAAATATTAAAATATTTCAATGAAGTTGGTACAAAGCCCTTTACTAAAAAAGAGAATTTGGAGGCTATGATTTGTGGTTCATTTTCAAAGCCTCAAAGAGCTTCTGAGTATTTAATATCAAGGTCAATCATAACCTATGATATTGATAATTTTAAGGGTAATTTTGATGAGTTGCTAGCTTTAATTAAAAAGTCTTCTATAGCAGATAAGACATTTATTTACTACACAACAACCAGTAGTACTTTTTTAAAGCCTAGATTAAGGCTAATGTTGTTTATAAGTAAGGATATAGAGGTTAAAGATTATAATAAAATAGTTCAGAATATTGCTTATGAGTGGTTTCCAGGAGAATTGAGAGATAGTGTAGATAAGTCTTCTTATTCACCTATGCAAATGATGTTCTTACCAAATAGACAAAGTAATGAGTTCAGATGCGGCAAGAAGATAGGTCATGTATTTGACGCTAATGAGTTCTTGGATGGTGAATGTAATGATGTAATTACAACTACTGTAACTTTATCTTCAAGTAACGTTAAAGAGCAAAAGGAAGAAGAGAATCTGGAAGATTTAAGTAAGGAGCTTGTAACCTATCATAAAAATTTGCCGCTTGAGATAAGTAGGGAAAAGATAGATGAGACGTTAACTGCTTACGATTGTAATGAGACGGATTACTATAGTTGGTTTACAGTATGTCAGGCTCTTCATCATCAATTTAAAGGTTCTGAGGAAGGACTGGAACTGTTTACTAAATGGAGTTTAAGTGATGATCGTTATAATCAGGATCAGATTAAACGGGAGTGTAGAGACAAATATTACAGTCTGAAAAGAAAAACGGATAAGCCTATTACTTTTGCTTCAGTTATTAGTCTGGTAAATAAAAAAAAAGGTAATGAGGATGAGAACGGCGGAATAATTTATAAAATGATTGAACCCTCTAAGTTCAAGGATTTTAAAATAAAATATTCCAAAAAGGGTGAACCGATTATAACAGGTATAAAATGTACATATACTAATTTCAAGATTTTATGTGGAGCTTATAAAATCAGTATTGCGTACGATGTTATCCTTAAGCGTAATATTTCAAGTATAAACAATACGCCTGTTGAGGTAGATGATAATTATACTTACGGACATATAAGTAACCTTTGTAATCTTAATAATATAGACAGAGGTCTGGTTAGGGAGTTTATCCACATGTTAGCGCAGGATAATAAATATAACAGCTTCAAGTTTATTATGGATAACGTAACTTGGGATGGAGTAAGTAGGTTTGATGATTTTTGTAATACGATAGAAGTTCCTAAACCCTATTATGAGGTTAGGCGTTTGTATCTTAAAAAGTGGCTTCAACAGATGTTATATCTATCTCTTAATGAGGATAAATATAACAGGAAAATAGGGCGTTATATTCTGGTGTTCCAAGGGGGGCAATATGGGGGTAAAACAACTTGGGTAAAGAATTTATTACCTGCTGAATACTCGGATAATTATATAGGTACTGGTAGGGTGCTTGATACCCATAACGATATGAATATATACGGGAATATCAAGTATCTGATTGTTGAACTTGGTGAGCTTGAGCAATCGTTCAAGAAAAGTGATATTAATAACTTTAAGGCATTCTTTGGTAGATATGAGGATACGTTAAACATTAAATACTTAGCTCACCCTGTTACTTTTATGAGGACTACAAGCTTTGTAGCCAGTGTTAATGAGACATCGTTTTTAAAAGACCCAACTGGCTCAACGAGGTTTTTTGTATTGCCCGTAAAAGATATTAACGGCATGCACGGACTTGATATGCTTCAGCTCTATAAAGAGATTTTAGAGACTACTGATGTTTATAACTTTGATATGACTAAAGAGGAACGTGAGATACAGGCAGTCAGTAATAAGGAATTTGAAATGCCTGATATTATTGAGGAAGTATTTTTGGATAACTTTGATGTGGTAGCAGAAAAAGACGAAGGGGACTATTTTAGCGCAGTCCAGATATTAGAGCAAATGGGTTATGGGAAAAAGGATATTACACATAATAGAAGAATAGATATAGGTAGGGTGCTTAATAAATATAAATGTTATCAGAATACTCATCTTAGAAAATGGAAATTGAGAATAAAACAGAACAACAGGAGGACAGAATGAACGTATCATACAAGAAAAGGATTGTTAAGAATCTTGGTAATTATGAAACAGTTACTATTGAGATCGGAGCGGATGAAGTAGTTGATCATGAAATAGAAAGTAGCCAGAAAACATATGATAGAGTAAGGGAGTTTGTAAATATGAGGCTTAAAGAGGAGTTTATGAAGTTATCAAATAAAAAGGAGCAAGCAAATGTCATTGGATAATAAAGTAGAGGTAGAAACTGAAATAATAAATAGGTATCTGAATAAGGAAATAAATTTATTGGAAAAAGAAATGGCTTTAAATGTAATATTTGCATGTAATAACCATAGTTTTGAAAACGAAATGGATAATGAGGATATTGAAATTGGATTTTTTAAAACTGTATTATCAGGTATCCCAAGTAAAGCACTTGTTGACTTATTAATAGCTTATGGTAGGGAAAATTATAATAGTGATAAATTAAATCCTCAGGAAATAGAACAAATGACTTTAGCTGCTTTAGAACAACGTGAAATTATGAGTAATAAATATGAAAACACACTCACTAATTAGCCCTTCCAACTTTGAGCGTAGAATGCTTTGTCCCGGTAGTATGGAGGCAGAGAAGGATTTACCTTATAAAACATCTATTCATGCTGAAATCGGCACGATGCTTCATGATAGGGTTAACAGGTTAATTACAATTGACAATACAAGCTGGATAGAAGGATTAAGTAATGAGCAGGAGGTAGCGGTAGTAAACGCAGCGGCTTATTATAATAATCTAAAGAATACCTGTTTTGAGGTTGTAAAGGAAATCCACGAGGAAACCTTTTCACTTAAGTTCTTAATGGATGGTATGCAAGGGACAGCTGATAGTGTTCTTATTCTGTATGATGAGGATACTAATACATGTCAGATACACGTTATTGATTACAAGTTCGGGGTAGGTGTTCCAGTTAAAGCTCATAATAATTATCAATTGATGCTATATGCTCTTGGTGTTTATATGCACCCTGAGATAAGTAACATTGTTAGATATAAATGCAATCTTGGTAGTAATCAGCAACCTTTTAGATTTACAACTGCGCACCTGCATATTGTTCAACCTTACTTACAGAATAGCAGATGGGATTTAAGCAAGGAAGAATTAACGTCTTTAGTTACAGGTTCACGCATGCAACTTATAAAGCAAGCAATAGTAAATGCGAATGAACCGAGTGCCATGCGTATACCATCAACTAAAGCATGTCAATTCTGTAGAGCTAAACCTACTTGTCCGGCTTTAAATGCAATGCTTCCTGCTGTGGATAAGTCTGAGGATAAACATTTAATAGAAGCTAAGGTAAGACTACTTACTGATGATGAGATAGCAAGTATTTATGAACGCAAAGACATCATAAATATGTACCTGAAATCCATAGAAGAGTATATAAAAGAAAGGTTATTAAAAAGTGAATTTGCTAACTATCAATTAAGACCTAAACTTTCCAATCGTAGATGGAATGTAGAAGCTGAAGAATTTTTAGTAGATAAACTTGGTAATAAGGCTTACGAAGTAACTAAAAAATTAATCACTATCGGCAAAGCTGAAAAAATACTTGGTAAAAATACTATTAAGGATTTGACAGTAAGAGTCGAGGGTGAAGATGAAATAGTAAAAATAGAACATTCAATAGAACATTATTTAAATTAAAAAAGGTTAAGACAGATTATGACAAAACAAGAAATTATAGCACTTCCAGCAGTTAGATTAAGTTTTCCACATTTATTTGAGAAACAACCGCTTGATAATCTTTATGTAAACACTGAAGAAAAAAGAAAATACGTAGCTACATTCCTATTGTCCAAGGATAACGAAGCTCATGTTAAACTTGTAAAGGATTTAAAAACCAAGATTGATGCTATCATCAAGGAAATAAAAATTAAACCAGGTGGGATTGAGTTAATCAAGGATGGTGATGAGGAGTACAACCTGATTGACGATTCAACTGAGGAAGGTAAAGCTAGAAAAGCTAAAGCTGAATATAAGAGAGGACATTATATTATCGTAGCTGCTAATAAACAACCGCCTAAATTAAGTTTAATTAAAGGTCAGGATTTAAACAGGGCGGTTGACCAGAATCCATTTTATCCCGGATGTTATGTACACGCTCTTATCGAGCTTTCCCCTTATAAATTCAATAACGTGTGGAAAGGAATAAGCAACAGACTACACCACGTATTATTTTATAAAGACGGCGATATGTTTGGTAGAGGTGTAATTGATGGTACATCCGAGTTCGATAAGCTTGAAGAACTTGACACAAGTAACTTATTCTAACAGATGTCTGAAAATATCCTGTTTTTAGATACAGAGTGTTACCCTAATTATTTCTTAATCATGTTTAAGGATAATAAGGGTAATACTTATTCTTTTGATCTTAAAAGAGGAGGTAATCTAGATGTTAAGAGAATTAAGTATCTACTTGGCAACAATCTGACAGTTGGTTTCAACTCAAAAACTTATGATATGCCGATGATTGAGGCAGCATTAAGAGGTTGGAATAATGCTATGCTTAAAAACCTGTCGGACAGGATAATTAAAGAAAAAGCTTATGATGTACTATGCGAATATGATTTATGGATAAATAAAAGTTATGACCATATCGACATCATAAATGTTGCTATAGGTAAAGATAGTTTGAAAATGTACGGAGCAAGGATTAATACAGTTTTCTTACAGGATTTACCTTATGATCCAGCTGTAAGGTTAAATTATGACCAGATGGACGTAGTTAAAGAATACTGTGCTAACGATATTGGGATAACAAAGGATTTATACGATTACCTGAAAAATGAGATTGATTTAAGAGTATCGATAAATAAGGAATATGATGTTGATGTTAGAAGTAGATCAGATGCTCAAATTGCTGAAGAATTAATAGCAAAGAAAATAGACTGTAATTATACCAAAGGAGGTGAATCACAAAATTATGATTTTTATTATACTCCTCCTGATTATATAAAATATGATTCGGGTGATTTAAACGATTTATTAAATAAATTTAAAGCTGTTAATTTTAAAGGAAGAGCAGGTGATAAAATTATTAATGATGAAGTACCAAGTGAGATAAAAATAAATAATAGCAAATACTCCCTTGGTATTGGTGGTATCCATTCAACGGAAAGCAAAAGGGCTATAGTAATCAAGGATGATGAGCTGCTAATAGATATTGATGTTGTCAGCTATTACCCATCTATCATATTGAATAATAATTATGCACCAGCTCATCTTGATAAAGAAGAATTTTTAAAGTTCTATCGTCAGATTTATAATGAACGTATTGAGGCCAAGAAAAGAGGTGATAAAGTAAAAGCCAATGTATATAAAATTATCTTAAATGGTAGTTTTGGTAAGTTTGGTAATAGATATAGCAGATTATTTTCACCTGACCTGTTAATCCATACTACTATTACCGGTCAGCTATCACTCCTTATGCTGATAGAAAGACTAGAAGAACATGGTTTTAATGTAGTTAGCAGTAATACTGACGGGATAACAATACATTTTAAAAAAGCCGATCATGATAAGTTTTTAATATTGGTGAAAAACTGGGAAAAAGAAACCTGTTTTGAAACTGAAGAAACCAGATATAAAGCTTTATATAATCAATCGGTTAACTCATATATAGCTATTAAAGAAGATAATAGCCTTAAATGTAAAGGATTGTTTGCTGGAAGTGAGTTATCAAGAAACCCTGCAATTAAGGTATGTAAGAATGCTGTTTTTGCTTACCTTTTAGAAGGTAAAAATATAGAAGAGAGTATATATAATACGCCGCTTGAGCCTAGTAACTTTTTAATGGTGAGAAAAGTTAAAGGAGGAGGTTACTGGCAGGACAACTACTTAGGTAAAATAGTACGTTGGTACTGGTCAACTAAAGGAGCACCTATCTATCGTAAATTGGAAAAAATAGAATTAAAGAAAGACGGAACACAAAAGGTAAATCCTAAAGTTGCAGATACTGATGATGCTTATCCGATAATGAATTTAAAGGATGAATTAATAAATATCAATTATGAGAAATATATAGCTAAAACTTACGAACTTTTAAAAACAATAGGGGTAAATAATGGGTAGGATAAGAGATAATAGTAACTATGTTGAGTTATCCGTTGACCAAAGCGAGCAGCTAAAAGTCTTACGTCAGATGGCAAACGTAAGTCTTAGTGAGATATGTAGGTTAATGGATTGTTCCACAAGTAAGATAGCAGGTATTGAACGTGGTAAAGGTAAGGTAGATAAGGAATTTTTAGACAGATTGCTTAAAAGGTATAATCTAATTTTAAAATATAAGGACAAATAATATGATAGAAAACAACTTTATAGAACTTGGTTTAGTTTATTTATTAGCAGCAATGATGCCCGGACCGTCAATAGGTTTGATATTACGTAACAGCATGATCAGTAAACAGGCAGGATTCCAAGCGGCTCTTGCTACTGTTGTTGGAACATCTTTGCAGATAGGGCTTGTACTAACAGTACTTTTTATCAATAAGAACTTTGGAACATCCAACTACTTTATAATAAAAATGGCATGTTCGCTTTATTTGATATATGTCGGATTTAAGACAATGTTTATTGAAGATACTGATGATAATGTTACCACAACTAAAATCAGTAACAGAAGTTATTTTTATGAAGCATTTTGCGTTGAATTTACAAACCCGTTAGCTTTTACATTCTTCATAAGTATTATGACTATGTATATTGATATGAATAATCCTATTATTGTTATAGCTACGTACTGGTTTGAGCTAACTATACTAGCTGCTCTTTGGTTCTTAAGTGCCAATTATGTTTTATCTTCAAAACTGGTCACTAAATATACAACCAGATATAGAAGGGTGATAAATATAGTTACCGGTGCTTTATTTATAATACTGGCGATTAAGAATATTGCATTTTTAATAGAGCAAATAGGATAACTTCATGACAGAAAAACAACTTGAAAAAGCAATAAGGGAAAAAGCTACCGAGCTTGGTTATTTAACATATAAATTCACTTCACCATCAAATAGAGGTGTGCCCGATAGAATTTTCATTAATCCGCTCGGCTATATATTCTTCATTGAGTTTAAAAGTAAAGACGGAAAATTAACGTCTTTACAGAAGAAAGTACATGAAGATTTTGGTAAAAGAAGAGTTAGTATCTATGTAATAGATGACGTACTAAAAGGATTTAAGTTACTAAAAATCTTACAGGATAGAAAATATATAGCCTTAACAAATGCTAAATGAATCGGACTTAAGAAATTACCAGTTAAAAGCTATTGACTACATTTTAGAAAAAAAGAGATGTGGTCTTGCTATTGATATGGGACTTGGTAAAACTGTCATTGCTCTTACTGCATTTATGCGTTTGCTTGATGTAAAGGTAAAAAAGCTGCTTGTAATAGCTCCACTTAATGTTGCTAAAAATGTATGGGGCAATGAAATTGAAAATTGGAAGCATATAAGCCATTTGTCATATAGTATCTGCTGTGGTAATGAGAAAGAGAGATTAGAAGCTTTAAAGAAAGATGTTAGTATCTACATCATCAATCAGGAAAACGTCGAATGGATGTACGATAAAGGTTTCCATAAGTACGGCATGATTATTGTTGATGAGAGCCATAAATTTAAAAACCACGCTTCAAATAGGTTCAAAGCACTTAAAAAGTTTACTTATAATTACATAGTTCTTCTTAGTGGTACACCAATGCCACAGGGTTTTATCGATATCTGGCCTCAACAATATTTAATTGATAAAGGTGAGCTACTTGGTAAAAATATCACAACTTATAGAACAATGTATTTTAGACCAAATATACATGGGTTTGCCTTTGAGTGTTTATACCCAAGACTTATATCAGAAAAGCTTACATCAAGCTGGATGTATATGCGAGGTGAGGACTACTTAACTCTTCCCGATAAGATTATCAATACTATCAGCGTTAATATTGATAACTATGATATGTATAAAGAGTTTGAGAAAGAGTTTTACATTCAAATAAAGAACGAAGAGCTAACGGCAGTAAATGCAGGGGTGTTATGTAACAAGCTTCTGCAATACTGCAACGGAGCAGTTTATAATGAGTCCCGTGATTATGTGGAAATCCACAACAACAAGCTGGATATGTTAGAGGAGCTTGTTAATGAACATCCGGAAGAAAACATATTAGTTGCTTTTAATTTCAAGTCGGATGAAGATCGTATAAAAAAAAGATTTCACTATGCTAGAACATTGAATAGTAAAAATATTGATAATGTTAAAAAAGCTTGGGACAGAGGGGAAATTAGATTGCTGTTGTGTCAAGCCGATAGTGCCGAAGGACTTAATCTACAAAATGGCGGTAGAGTTATAATCTGGTTTGGATTAACGTGGCGAATGGATAGTTATAAACAATTTAACGCAAGGCTTCATAGACAAGGACAGACTAAACCTGTTATTATCTATCACTTGGTGAGTAGAAAGTGTAAGGATGAAACAGTTATGAAAGTGCTTAGCAAAAAAGATACTACGCAGGAAGATTTATTTGAGGTATTAAAAAATGAAGCTGTTAACCAAGTATAAATATATGATTCTAATTCTAGTTGTTATAATAGGTCTTGGTTCTGTTTATTTTTACGGCGATGATAATGTAGTAGAAGAAATATCAGAAGAAATTATAAAGCAGGAAACCGGAATCGACATTGATTTAACGCCATCTAGTCCTGAGAAATGAAAACCAGTGAAAAAGGCATAGAGTTATTAAAAGTATTAGAGGAAGGAAAGGGCTTCTCTAGCAAAAGTTATATTTGTTCAGCTGGGAAAAGAACAATAGGTTATGGTCATGTTATATTACCCGATGATAATATAATAGAGCCGATAACAGAAGATCAGGCGGAAGATATTTTAGAGAAAGATGTAATTGTGGCAGAAAATGCAATTAATAAATATGTAAAAATACCTTTGACGCAAAACCAATTTGACGCTCTTGTCTGTTTTGTGTTCAACGTCGGTAGAACAAATTTTAAAACATCTACATTGCTTAAATTTATTAATGAACAATTATGGGATAAAATACCGAAGCAGTTTATGCGCTGGGTTTACCATGATAAAAAGCTTATAAAAGGCTTGGAAAATAGAAGAAAAATAGAAGTCAGGTTATGGAACAATGAAAATATTACTTAAAATAGGTTTAATATTTGTTTTACTATTAAATACAACTTTAGCGTCCAAATTGGATGTTTGTTTTACACCACCATCAGGTTGTTCGGAGAAAATAATTGAAGAGATAAATAATTCTAAGGCAAGTATTTATGTTCAAGCCTATGGTTTTACTTCCAAAAAAATTGCAGATAGTTTGATTAACGCTCATTTAAGAGGTGTTAAAGTACAGGTCATATTAGACAGGTCAAATATGTCTAAAAAAGGATATTCCAAGCTAATGGATTTGAAAGAAGCGGGTATTGATATAAGTTTGGATATAGTCCCGGGCATTGCTCATAATAAAGTAATGATTATTGATGAGAAAAAAGTTATTACAGGTTCTTTTAATTTCACAGAAGCAGCTGATAAAAGAAATAGTGAGAATGTAATAATAATTGAAGACAAAGAAACAGTTAAACAGTACTTAAATAACTGGTATAATAGGAAAAAATAAATTATAGGTTAAAATGAAAAAATTAGGTTACGTTATTCTTTCAAGCTTTCTTTTTATAAACAGCACTTATGCAGGGGCACTTGAGAAAGCTGATTATTATTTTAAAGGTGCTGTTGGTTTAAATCATATTTACGATAATAAATTCTCCAATCATAACTTTGTAGGTAAAGTCAAGCTTGTTGATAGATTTCCATTACTTGAACTAGGAATAGGTATCAATCTTCCTTATGAGATGAGAGCTGAGATAGTCGGAGATTATTATTTTGTTTTTAAAACCAGAGAAAATGCCACACATTATAGTAGTAATAAGGTGGGAGTGAATTCAAAGACCAAAATAGATAGTGTACTCTTAAATGTTTATAAAAATATTATTACTTATAACAATATTACTCATTATGTCGGCGGCGGTGTAGGGGTAGCTCAGATAAAAGAAACAGCGTTTGTTAATATTAATGATAGAGTAAATTTACCATCGGAAAAACGCAAATTCAATAAACTGGCTTATAAATTAAGCACAGGTATTGAGTTTCCTGTAGCTAGTCATATCAAAGCTGATATCAGTTATAATTATTTTAATTTAGGTAGTAACAAGATTAAAAATCTAGGTAGTATCAAGAATATCGGTAATAGAAACTATACAATTCATAATGTAACAATAGGACTAAGGTTTAATATATGAAACAATTAAAAAATTGGGACGAAGCGATTCAATGGATGAATGATAACCCTCAACGGCCTGAATTAATAAGGTTAAAAGAGCTTGAAGCTAAAACAGTTGTTGATACCCAAACTATAAATAAAAAAATATCTGAGATAGCTAGTCTTCAAGCTGTAATAACTCAAAAAAAACAATATTATAACTGACCTTAATAACAGAATAGCTTTATTGAACACGAATATTAATCAAAAAGATACATATATAAGAAGTCTTGAAAGTTCAGTACAATATAATGATTCTTTAGTTACTGAGAAACAAACCATAATAAACACTAAGGATGCTTATATAAACAATATTGAAACAATAAATAGTCAAAAGCAAACTCATATTGAAAATTTACAAAGATCTGTTAGTAGTCTAGAAGGTAGAATAAATAAGAAAGAAGATAGGATTGAGGTTCTTGAAGCTACTATAAAAGAAAAGGATTGTATTATCTTAGGGTTACAAAATTCAATAGTTGAGCTTGAAAAGAGTTTAAAAGATAAAGAATACGTTATTTATGACCTTGAAGAGCAGCTTATTGATAAAAAGAAAGAACTGGAACAAAAGGATATTGAAATATGTACATTGCAATCCAGTTTGGAAAATAAGGATTGTGAAATAAAAAGACTATTGGAAGAGTTAAATATTAGTAATAGTAAAGTAACTGAATACGAAACTCAACTTAATCAATACGCTATTAATACCTTAATAGCAGAAGAGATAACAATTATAGGTGATGATGGACTTTTACACTAATTATCTTATATCCAATATTAAGACAATAGGGTTATACGGAACTATTTTTATTGTAATCTGTTATTTGCTATACAAAATTAAAAACTTGTATGATACCAACGAGCATTTACAGAAAATAGTTGATGAACAGAACAACAATATTAAAATTCAGAAAAAACTACTAAATGTTACACAAATTACTAGGCCTGATACTATCAGCAATAATTTTAAGCGGATGCGCACAAAAAAATAATATCTGTCTTTCGACCCTGGACTTACCACCTCTACCTATGCCTGATACCAAGGTAGCTGATGAGCTAGAGCCGTTTTGTACTATTGGTAAATGTGAGTATTTTAACAACTGGCTCAATGAGCTATATTTATTTGAAGCGCAGTATAAGATTTATAGAAACATGAAATACGATACTAATTAAATTAGTATCGTATTTTATTACCTCCAGCTAGCACCGCTTCTTCCGTTACTATAATTATGATTACGAGGTGGATATTGACTATGTCCTGAATACCAACCCATACGTACACGAGGAGTGTTTATACCTATTCTGTTTGCATCAGGAGCTCTGTTTTCCATTTCAGCTACAACTATTTCTCTTAACCACTCTGGTGTCCAACCTGGATTATTAATAGCCGTTTGTCTCATTCTAGCTTGAATCTGAGCCTCCCTTTGAGCATTAGCTTGTGCTTGACGCTGAGCTTCTGCTTGCTGTGCCAATTGTGCCTGAAGAGCTGCCTGTCTTTGTTGCTCTTGAACCTGACGCTGTACTTCAGCTTGAATCTGCTGCTGACGTTGTTGCTCAGCTCTTGCCTGTTCCTGTCTTACTCTTTGCTCTTCAGCAGCTCTAGCTTGCGCTTCCTGTTGCTGACGAACTCTTGCTTCCTCAGCTAGTCTTTGTTCTGTCTGACGTCTAACTTCTTCAGTAACTCTTACTCTTTCAGCTTCTGCTGCACGCTCGGCAAGTACTCTTTGTTGACGTTCAAGCTCAGCTCTTCTTTGCTGATCCTGTTCCATCTGCTGACGAGCAGCTATTTCCTGTTGTAATCTCTGGTTAAACTCATTACGCTCACGCTCCAGATTCATCCTTTGATTACGTTCTCTTTCAAACTCAGCTGCGTTTTGTTGTGCAAGTTCTTCTTGTCTTGTTCTGTATTCTTCAGCTGAACGAAGTGATGTGTTTCTATTCTCAAGTTCACGCTCAAGCTCACTATATCTGTTTCTAAGATCAGATATCGAAGATAAATCTATACCTTGGTTATTAAAGTGATTGAACACTGAACCAATACCACCCTCAATACCCGCTGCAACTCCGGTGCTTCTAGCATTATTAAGTAACCTTGGTTGCTGCCAGCTTCGCTCATTCTGATATGAACGATATAACTGCTCATTCTGTTCCTGATCGTTTTTCCACTTCTCAAGACCTCTTAAGTTGGTAGCTTTTATGTCAGCTAGATTATTACCCTGTTCGGTATTAGCTAGCTGGTCGTATTCACCTAATCTACCTATTTTATTTATATCATCATATAAATTAGAAGTTACACCTTTAAGCAAACTTTCCTTAGTAGCCTTGTTCCTTGAATCAAGTGTTGCTTCGCTTAGTTCCCTTGTTCTATTAGCTACAGCTTGCAGATGAGCCTGAGAGCCATATGTACCTTGCTTGATATATTTGGCATTAAGAGCATTTATATCGCTTTTAAGTTTTCTTTTAGCTTCTCTATCCAGTGCCTCGAATTTAGGGTTAAGTTGTCCCGGCAATGCTTCTACAGCTCTATTAATAGAACCGGGGGTATTCTGAACATCCTTACGAGTAAGTTTCCGATCAAGATAATTACGCTCTTTATAGAAAGGGCTTAGTTCTTCAGCAAGCTTATAAGACCTATCAAGCGTCTGATTAACAGGTTCAACAAGGCGTCCAGGGTACACAGGAGTATTTACTCTATTAGCTGTTTCCCATTCTTCACTTGGCCTGCCTGTATCTATACCATAAGCTTGTAAAGCTCTTGTTAGTTGCTGCGCATTTAGTCTGTCAAGATCAGGATGACCTGCTAGATCCCCTCCTTCGCCTCCGCTTAAATTGTTTAAAGCCTGTTGTAAATTCTGTAATCGTACGTATGGATCGTTCCTTTCTGCTTCAAAACGTGCTTTCTCAGCTGTTAGACCTTTATTTATAATCCCATGTTTCTGCTCACCATAGCCATATAAATCATTTATTAAACCACGTTCTCTTGATTCCTTAGCTCTGGATGACTGACTAAGAGCTGTAAAAGCCGCTCTGTTCTTTTTTCCTTCAAGTTTCCTAACAGGTGCATTTAAACTTTCAATATCAGAACCAAGCTCAGCTAGTTTGGTTATAGCATCCTGTTGTAATTTATTTTCAAGCCTCGGTAAATAAGGTTCTAATCTCGGTCCATATTGGCGGGTTAACTTATTTAACGCAATGTTCCTGTCAAAGTTAGCCTGACTACCGCCTACATTGCCAACAATAGTATTTATATTATCAGGTGTTATCCCTTGTGCCGGTGCGTTGGCAAGGTTACTTAATCCTTGTTGATACGGCATACCTTTGTTAAGCCTTCTTTGCTCTAAGGCTTGTGCTCTTTGAGTTAAAGCGGACATTGGCGCTATGGTTTGCCCGGGGTAAGGGGAGTAATTAGTACCAGCTAACCTAGCTGAATCTCTAAGTAATATCTGCTTGGCTTTATCTCTTAATTCTCCAAAGGATAATTGATTAATTGGTGGCATAATTAAAATCTAATAGGTGTTCCTGTAAATTGTGGGTTATTATAATAGTTTAGCCATCTACCTGTTTGTGCGTATTCTTCAGGACTACTTACTCTATTATAAATAGGTTCGATATCGATACGCTCTTCCGGTAAGAATTTACGTCTTGCTATCCTGCGTCTTGCTCTTTCCTGTTCAAGCTCATAGGCTTCCTGTTGTGCCATTTCCTCAGGAGTAAGTCTTTGCGCAAGCAATTTAGCTTTTGCGTCTTTTCCTTCCTGCGCAGCTGTCTTTGCTTTTGGTCTGTTGAACCTATCGTACAAACTAAGACCGGCAGTACCAAGAGCTAATAAGTTTTTAGGCTTGGTTGCAAAGTCCAAAGTATTACCTTTTAATTTCTCAAAGAACCCTAAGTCTTTTTTACTACCCTTCTTACCTTTTCTAATAATATATTCTGTTACATCTTCATCACCCATGCCGTCAAAGTCGTAATCAGCACCGGCAGAAACACCTTTCCCTTTACCGCCAATGCTAGATAGGGCAGAGCCTCCGGCTAGATAATCAGATGCACCAAGTGATCTATCAGCTCCGGTGAACGGCAGGCCTATACCTCTAACGCCGCCGCCAACTTGAGATATATTGCCAAACCAGCTACCCATGTTGTTACTGCCGTAATTTTGAAGAGCTGAGCCGACTGAATTAGCACCAAGCTTACTTAAACCTTGACCTATTAAGTTACCTGCCATTGGCGCAGCAACTCCGTAACCAGCTCCTTTTAAAGCTCCGATTAACGGGTTTTCTTTATCACCGCGAATAGCTGACCTAGCAGCGCCGCCAAGTGCCCCACCAACTGGTCCACCAAAAATAGCAGCAGCTGTTCCTATTGTATCGGCTATAGTACGTTTTGGATTCTTAATACTTTTTTGTATGGTGCGCCCTGGGTTTCTAAAGAAATTCCTTACACCTCTAAAGAAAAATTCAGGTAATCCTGTATCAGGGTTGATTGTCCCGCTACCACCTGCTTTTTTAAGCAACATTGCTTCAAAAGGATTAATATGCGCAAGCATAGTGTCGCCGTGGCGACCCTTTTTCCTTGTTTGTTCTAAAATATAATTAGTATGTTTTTTACTATTTTTATTCATTTTTTACCTTTAGCGTTAATCATGACAATATAGACGGCTTTAGCCCAGTCATCCCAATTTTTAAACTGATCGGCCTTTTTAGCTCCCTTTGTAGTTGTAGCTGACGGAATGCCGTTTGTTCTAAATACCCCAACTCCGGCAATCTTGTTAGCCCATTCCTGCCATTCCTCACCAGCTCTTGGTACAGGTAGCCTCTCATCCTTGTAATTTTTTATAAGCTCAGCTGACCATTTCTCAAAAGTTATATACCTTGGAAAAGGTAAATTATTAATCATTGGTTACTTCCCTCTTTATAATTAATGAGAATTGTACCAACATTATAAGGGTAAACGCAAGCAAATGTAACTGTCATGAACCTTGCAGATATTCTTAAATCAATTTTACCAGGGGAGGTATCAGGATAAAGACTATATGTTAGCGGCACAATTGATGTTTTAGGTGTACTTGCATATTTTTTATAACTAACACCAATAACAAGTTCATCATCAACTGTTCTAGTATAACCAGTTGGAGCTGGGAAATCAGGCTCTATTTGGTCAAGAACAATATATTTATCAATGGCATTTCCATTTTTAGCAGGGTTAAACGCTGCATAACCAAAATAAGGAGTAGTGAAAAATGAAGGAATATTATTTTGCTGTCCCCCTAACCTTACTTCATTATAACCAAATTCCTGTTTCCATATTGATTTATAGCTGTTTGCAGGATTATAAGGATAATTAGTACAGCTATCACCATAGCTGAAAATATCACCTGTTGCCTCATAAACCGTAACACAATCACGGCGAATAGCAGTATCGTACCAGCTATTTTCCCGTACGTTATATACAAGCTCTCTAGTACATCCAACGTTCGGATCGTTTCTATATCTCTTCTCAGGATAAGCCCAGCGTACTTCGCCATAACGGGCTATTTTATAGCCGTAGATTTTTTGTCTTTTATTCAAATCGACATTTTCTAAAAAATATTCAAAGTTAACATCATTCTTGACGCTATCTACTATGCCGTTATAGACAAAGATACGATCAGTACCAAGCCAGAAGAAAAGGCTATCATACTGAACGACAGCTCTTGAAGACATTAATGATGAATTGGTTGTTACTTCCTCCCTTTGGAAATCAACCGGTTGCTGCGTATTGGCAGGATCGGCTACGTTGGTTAGATAAATAACCGAGTTTTCTGTCCAGAATAGGAAGCTAGGTGAGTTTGTACCGCCTCTGATACTTGCTCCAAATATAAGTTTATTCTCAGATATTTTATAAACACCTGAATCACCACCTCTAAAATTTATTGGGTCAGATGTTCTGCTTCTAAGAATTGTGCCGTTATTACCGTATAAATATAAACATGGATTAGAAAATAGCATCCCTCCCGAGACTATATTGTTTTCATTACCTGGGATTAATCCATCAGGATAACCTTGGAATGTATCGTTATCTATAGCACTCTTCCAAAATAATGTACCGTTAGCCTGACTAAGCATATTAGCACCATTATAGGTAGCAAGCATCAATATATAAGGAGTACCATCACCACCTATAATTTTTACTATCTGCCATGTTCTAGTTGGATCATTGGTTAAAGCTAAAGGAGCTTGCCCTGTATCCGTACCTAAAATAGGCATATCATTAGAAACACTGTTCAAATCAGTAATACAGGCATGTACTTGATTATATGAAGCATAAATAAGAATTTCACTAGTACCATTATAATAAACATACATATAAGACGGTTCGATAGTTCCGGCAGGTCTGTGAAGCTCTTTATTACCCTTCATCTTCTTTATCTGACCGCCAACGAACCTTATCCATTGACCATCAATACAATATTGGTCCTGAAAGTCAGTACCGTCTCTTTGAATACCTGGTTTGTAAACTAAAGGTACACGCATTTAGTTATTATCCCTTATTACAGTTCTGTCAGCACTTCTACCAGTGTTCATTCTGTTGATAGTATCAAGCTCTTGGTCAAACATTGTTTGGTATTTATTACGTTTTTCCTCATCATCCAAGAATAAACATGCTTCAATAAGACATGAATATAAAAGCAGATTAGGGTAACGTTGGGTTAAAAAGTTAACAGGGTTATCTGCGTTGAATAACGGGATACCTCTATATATGACATCAAAATTATAAACAGCATCACTTACAGGAGCAAAAAACCATTTAAACCTACCATAAGTGTTAGGTAACTGATTGTTATTTACATTAGTTGTATGGTCAGCATAATATTTTGGTTTAGCCCTGGTTACATTTTGATAAAAAGGCCAATACATTCTACAAAATTCATAACTTCTCGGTAAAAGAAAAGATACGCTAAAATTAACATCATACATTTGAATGCTCATTGTCTCTAACCAGTTACCAGGTTTATCTAAGACAAATGTCCCCGCCGGTATATTTCTGAAGGTAGTTATTATCTCAAACCCTAAATCCTTTGCGTTGTTATAGACTCTAATTATTCCTTGTTGAATCAAATCAGGTATTTTGCCAAGATATGGCTGATCAGTTCTAAGCATATAAGTCGACATGTCAGCTGTCAAACTTTGATACGTCATTGGCATATGTAAAAACTCAATGATTCTATTGATTAACGAAGTTATTTATAATATATTACAATTTTAACATTTTATCATCAAAAACCTTATGAAGTCTGCATCTAAAATTCCATTTAAAGGAAAGAAAACTCCTTATAATTTGAATGAAGTTGATGTTAACCTCTTACTTAAAAATCCTTCTTCCATTCGTAAAGTCGTTAAAGGTAATTATAAAGAAGAAAATTACCATGATGAAGAGGACGAAAGTGAGGAAGATGATAGAGATGAGGATGCTGTTCAGGATGACAAGCTAGAGCGTCATATGAAGCGTTATATTTCCGAGTATTTTGATAATAAATATAAAAAGGAAAGTAATCAGCGTAAAAAAGATAAATTTGATTTTAAAAATCTATTACCATTTAAAGATTTATCTGAATGGGAAGCTAATTTACATAGAAAAACAAGAGAATATCGTAAGGAACATCAAGAAAAATCTATGAAAAAATAAATATAAACGCTAAGAAAATATTATTTATTTCCATAAGATAAATTTCTAAATCTTCATCTTTTATTCTATCAAAAATTTTAGGTAAAATAATTATATTAGTTATCACAACATAACTAAATAATTTATAATTCAAATTTTGTTTTAAAATTATCTTTTGACGAATGGAATAACAAATAAAAAAATAGCTATTTTAAATATTATATAAAAATAATTCATTTTTATATTGTTATTAATGATCTAAGTATGGATTAGGGCATAAATCAGTCATCATAACACAAAGTGCTCCGACTATTTCTGCTATTAAAATAAGATTATCTGTCTCAATAAATAATAGCCTAGCTAGTATTATGAGGATGAAAATATTTTTAATAAAACTTGCATTAGTAGCTAGTAAATTAAAAAATTTCTTCATTTCAAATAATCAACAATGGTGCACTTGGGACTTTAAGCCTTACGTGCAAGCGCATTATATATTCTATAAATGCAAATGTCAAATCATCTCTAAGTCGTATTTGACATTTTATAATCAAATATACTCAGAGATGAAGTTCAGCATACACCGATTTACTAAAAATAAAAGGAGAAAATAGTTAATGTTTTATATGCTGATGAATACTACTACAAATCAATGAACTGATCTGTAATAGCGTTCACTAGTTTTACTTTACCACATTCCTCTTAAAATTCAACCTGTAATATTTTAGCAACAGTTAACAACATTTTTAATATCTATAATTATTAGTTATTGCTAGTAATTATAAATTATTATATATCTAATATGTATTTCAACTAAAAGGAGGACTAAATGAATTACATATTAACCAAAACACAAAAGGTTTTTAATATTATAAACAAACTGAAGGAAGAGGGTGAGCTTGATGATGAAGAAACAAAATTCATCAGAAAATTATCTGCGATAGAATTA